TGTCGTGGCAGCATTTCAAGTTAGTTCTGACGTAATTGTTTTTTTTTCAAGCAGAAGACGGCATACGAGATGTAGCCGTGACTGGAGTTCAGACGTGTGCTCTTCGGGTCCTGTACAATCATTGGCAGGATTTATATCAGCAGGTAACGCTAACGTTGTTAGTTTAACTGCAGACACATCCCTGACAGTGGCTGCCCACGCAGGAAAAATATTAACTTGTAACGACGCAGATGGTAAATTTACTTTACCTACTATCGTAGCTACTGCTCCAGGAAGAGACGATGATCCTAATCAAACAAATAATTTAGGTGCTTCATTCTTTTTCGTAGTAGAGACTGCTGCAACTGACATGGACATCTTAACAGATGGTACAGATAAGTTTGTAGGTGGGCTTTATACTGGTGTAACAGACGCAACAGGTAAAACTTTTATTTCTGGTGCATCTAACGATGTTATCACTATGAATGGTTCTACTAAAGGTGGACTTGCAGGTAGTATCGTTAAAGTAACTGCTATGGCAAGTGCTAAATACGCAGTAGAGGGAATTATTTTAGGGTCAGGAACTTTAGTTACACCATTTGCTGACGCTTAATCTTAATATAGGAGATTAATATGAGTTCATCAGATGTAAAAGCGACCAAAGCTTTAACTTCAACAGGACAATTACAAGGATTTATTGGTTCTGGTGCAGGTACTGCTACTAATTTAGGTCCCATAAGAATTCAGTCTGTTCAAGCACAATCAAGTGCAGCAGACGGTTCTATAAAAATCTATGACGGAACGAGTGCAAGTGCAACTAAGTTACTTATTGAATTTAAGTTCGGTTCAGCAGCAAATGAGGCTTTTGACCATTATTTGCCAAATGACGGAGTAAAATTTAATACGGGGGCTTATGTTGTGTTGTCTAATTGCGACTTTTTTGTAGCATACTACAACTAACATGGCAACCTCGGGAACTCGTGCATTTAGTTTAGATGTAGCGACCGCAATCGAAGAGGCGTACGAACTTGCAGGATTAGAAGCTCGTACGTCATACGATGCTGTTACAGCACGTCGTTCTATGAATATCATGTTTGCCGATTGGTCAAACAGAGGTATTCAAATGTGGGAAGTAGCCAAAGAGGAGCTAACTCTTACAGAAGGCACTAATGAGTATACGATTAACTCATACGATATCGATGTTTTAGACGCTTATGTAGAACGAACAGTTAATACTGTAGTTACTGATTATCCTTTAGACAGAATAGATCGGAATGAGTATATAAGTATTCCTAACAAAGCTACTAAATCACGTTCTACAGAATTTTGGCTAGAACGTAAAAAGTCTCCTGTTATTCATCTTTATCCAACGCCCGAGAACTCAACGGACAAACTCATTTACTATGTCTGGCGTACGATAGAGGATGCTGCGGCTTCTACTAACGATGTAGATATACCTACACGGTTTATGCCTTGTTTAGTATCAGGACTAGCTTATTATTTGTGTATAAAGAAAAATGTTCAGAAACTTCCCGTGATCCAAGATTTATATGAAAGAGATTTAGCTAACGCTTTACGTTATGATGAAGACCGTTCTAATATTAGACTGGTTCCTAAACAAGAGTATATCTAATGGCTTACGCTTCAGGAAAATATGCTTACTTTATTTGCGATACTTGCGGGTTTAGATACCCATATAAAGAAGCTAGAGGCACTTGGGAAAACAATAGAGTTTGTCATGAGTGTTATGAACCTAAACACCCACAACTAGACCCACCAAGTATAGGAGCAGACGCAGAACTGCTTTGGAGACCCAGACCCGACGTTCCTTTACCTCAAGCAGGGTTAGGTGTTGTTACTACAATAGATCCTTCAACAGCAGTTATAAATAGCACAACAAGTCCTAGTGGAACTAGAACAATGACTGTTACAGATGATCCTATAGGTAGTGTGTTTGAAGGTGAGTTTGGAACAGGTGAAGTAGGTACTTTAGAAGCAGGTGGAGACTAATGGCAGGATTTACATACGCAACATTAAAAACAGCAATACAAGATTATTTAGATAATACAGAAACTACTTTTGTTAATAACCTAAATACTTTTATACAAACAACAGAAGAAAGAATTTTAAAAGGAGTACAACTTCCTGTTTTTCGTAAAAACGTTACAGGTAGAGCTACACAAGGTAATACTTATTTAGCTACGCCTTCAGATTTTCTATCTCCGTTTAGTTTGGCTTTGATCGATAGTTCAGGTAATTATAGCTATTTATTATTAAAACACGTTTCCTGGATTAGAGACTACACTCCTTCAGCAACTACAGAAGGATTGCCTTTATATTATTCTCAGTTTGATGACAATACTTTTTTACTAGCCCCCACACCTAACGCTACATTAGATTTTGAACTTCATTACAACTATAGACCCGCATCTTTAACAAGTATGCAATCAAGCGAACAAACTTGGCTTTCCGATAATGCCCCTAATGCTATGTTATACGGAGCCTTAGTAGAAGGTGCAGTGTTTATGAAAGAAGCTCCTGATACTATTATGTTATACGAACAAAAATTTCAAGAAGCTTTAGCCTTACTTAAAGTTCTTGGTGAATATAAAGACGTTAGAGATGAAGCTCGAAACGATCAACTTAAAATACAACCACAAGCATGAAGGAACTAGAGGGTAAAAACGTTGCAATCGTTGCTATGGGGCAAAGCCAAATAGATTTTCACCTTTCGCAAACACATAGTGTAGAGTTTGATGAAGTTTGGGCTATAAACGCAATGATTGGTGTTTTACCCAATATTGATAAAGCTTTTATACTAGACCCGATGAGTCGGTTTTTAGATACCGAAGATGCAGGAAGTATGACTTCTATGATGAGGAAAAAATTACCTAAATGTAATTTTCCTATTTACACCTGTGAATTAGATGATAGAGTTCCTGCCGCAGTTGAGTACCCTATAGAATTAATTGTACATGATTTAGGTTGTTCTTATTTTAATAATACTATTCCTTACGCTATAGCTTTTGCTTTATGGAGTAAGGTTGGTAAAATTTCTTTATTTGGAATAGATTTTACTTATAGAAGCAATATGCATTTTGCAGAAGCAGGTAGATCATGCACTGAGTTTTGGTTATCTAAATGTATTGATGCAGGAATGCAAATTGAAGTTGCTCCTAGATCAACTTTGTTAGACATGGATATTCCTTTACATGAGAAACTATACGGTTATCATAGACTTGATGATCCTAAGATTGTTTACCAAGACGGTAAAGACATGAGTGTTTGTAAACTATCTGAAGTACAGATGGAACCAGAAAACAAACCTGTAGGGATTATTAATAGACATGATTTAAAAGAATTAAATCCTGTAGAACCGAAAGAGTATTAATATGTTTTCTTTAAGATCAGATTTAGAAGTAGGTAGTTTAGGCGTAACCACCACAGATAACAGAGGACTTAGTGTCGATGAAGTTTCTGAAATGGCGGTTAATAAAATAATTTCTGTGAGCGATACAGCTCCTGCACCCATAAGGGCACAAGCTCATGCATTTAGAGATGCGTGTAAAAAGATAGTTATGTATTATATGCAAGAGGCGATAAAAAACCATATGTGTACAATATGTAATCAATTAGAACAGCAAGGTCAAAAAGACTTAGCTAATATTATCAGGAGACTATAATGGCGATAACACAAGCAATGTGTACTAGCTTTAAAAAGGAACTATTAGAAGGGAAACATAATTTTCTTGCTTCTGGTGGTAATTCTTTCAAACTAGCTTTATACACAAGCTCAGCAACAATGAGTGCAGCAACAACTGCATTTACAACAACAAACCAAGCATCTGGAACAAATTATACTTCAGGTGGTGCGGCATTAACCAATGTTAATCCAACATCTTCAGGAACAACAGCGTTTACTGATTTTGCTGACTTAACTTTTGGTACAGCTACAATTACTGCAAGAGGATGTATGATTTATAATGATACAGCTTCAGGCGATCCAGCAGTTGCTGTGTTTGATTTTGGCGGAGATAAAACATCTACAGCAGGTAGTTTTACTATAACATTTCCAACAGCCGACGCATCAAACGCGATTATTAGAATAGCGTAAATTAGCTTATGGCTAGTATCACTGGCTGGGGCAGAGGCACTTGGGGCGAAGGAGCCTTCGGTGAACCTGCACCTGTTGCTCTTACAGGAGTTGCAGGTACTTCTGCGTTAGGCTCAGAAACAGTTACAGGTGATGCAAATATTACCGAAACAGGACTAGCGGGTACTTCTGCTTTAGGTTCTGTTACAGGTAAAGGTTCAGCACTTATTGCTGAAACAGGAGTTGCGGCTACAGGAGCAGTGGGCACAGCCACCGCTACAGGTGTTGCTCTTACGGGGGTTACTGGAATATCAGGAACTTCTCAATTAGGAACTGAAACTGCAACAGGTACTGCAGAAGTTGTTATTAGTTCTGGCGTTGCTGGAACTAGTGCTTTAGGTAACGAAACCGTAACAGGTGTTGCTAACGTATCCCCCACTGGTTTAGCAGGTACTTCTGCATTAAATAGTGTATCAACAATTACAGATAACCGATTTGGTATTACAGGACTTAGTGCAACGTCGGCATTAGGTGTTTTACAAGAAACAACAGGAGACGCTAATATCTATCCAACAACCGTTGTTGGAACTGGTGAAATTAATTTAGTTCTTATCTGGGGTGCAATAGTTCCAGGAGTAACGACTAACTGGCAAGAAGTTGCTTAACATTTTGATAAAAACCATATACAATCAAGAAAGTACGGAGATATAAAACATGGCGAGTACATACGTAAACAACCTAAGACTTAATGAGATGGCTACTGGTGACGCCAGTGGAACTTGGGGAACAACAACCAACACCAACCTCGAGCTTATCGGGGAGGCTTTAGGCTTTGGCACTGAAGCTATTACAACCAATGCAGATACACACACAACGACAGTAGCAGACGGAAGTTCTGATGCAGGTCGTTCGATGTATTTAAAATATACAGGCACATTAGATTCAGCTTGTACTATTACGATTGCTCCTAATACTATGAAGCGTATGCAGTTTATAGAAAATGGAACAAGTGGTTCTCAAAACATTATTATTTCACAAGGCTCAGGAGCTAATATAACCATACCTCCAGGAGACACAAAAGCAGTTTATTTAGACGGAGCTGGTTCTGGAGCAGCAGTTGTTGATGCTTTTGCCAGTCTTTCAGTCTTAGATTTAAAAGTACAAGATGATTTAACAGTAACAGATGATCTTATTGTTAATGGTGACATAGACCTAGAAGGTTCTATTGATGTTAATGGTACAGCTAACTTAGATGTTGTAGATATAGATGGTGCTGTAGATATGGCTTCTACGCTACAAGTAGATGGCAGTATAACTTCTTCTGATGGAGCAACTATTACTGTTAATGACAACAGCGAAGCTTTATCTTTAATATGTACGGATGCTGATGCTAGTGAAGGTCCGATTATGTCTTTTTATAGAAACTCGGCTAGTCCTGCTGATAATGACGTTTTAGCTCAGTTATATTTTCAAGGCGAAAATGATGCTGACCAAAAAGTAAATTATGGGGTTATAAAAGCTGCAATTCAAGATGCTTCTGATGGCACAGAAGATATGAAACTAAGTCATAAGACACTGGTTGCTGGAACTGAAAGAGAAAGAATGACACTTCTTGGAACAGAAACAGTATTTAATGAAGATTCTGTTGACTTAGATTTTCGTGTTGAATCAAATGGCAACGCTAATATGCTGTTTGTTAATGGCGGTACAGATAAAGTCGGTATCGGAACAGCATCACCAACAACTCAAATTACAGCATCTACTTCAGCAAACATTTCACAAGTAGCTATTACTTCAAGCTCAAACGCAACAGCTTGGGATGCAACAGCAGCAGCTAATGCATATTATGTTACAAGTGAAAATACAACTATATCTGCTCCAAGTAATGCAGTAGAAGGAGCTATTATTAGTATTGAAATTGCTCAAGGTGGCACAGCTAGAACAGTTGCTTGGAATACTGTGTTTGAGTTTGCAGCCAGTACAGCACCTACTGTTACAGCAACAGCAAATAAAACAGATATATTTGCATTTAGATACAACGGATCAGTTTGGCAAGAAATAGGCAGAAGCCAAAATATGGCTCAAACCTAATATGGAAACCCTACAGAGAACAGCAAATCGAGGAAGTGTCTCGACTGGGTATGATATTGATAAC